TCTTATTTCTTAATTTACAAAGTCTCGTCTTGGAGTTTTACTCTCCATACTTTGGCTCCTCATACACCAAGTTATGCTCATCTACGTAAGCCTTGGCTTCTGAGTATGTGTCAAACTCTACTCGGTGGCTGTTAACTTTTTACCCATGTAGAACCATTGAATGTTTTAGTAATATTACTAGTAGCAACAATGGAATTGTCTGAGAATGTTGCCGTTATTGTATAACCATAATCGCCATGCGTTTGCCAGTCAAAAGCAAGATTGTGACCTGTAACTATGATGACTTTGCCAGACCTTCTTCTGTTTCTCCACATGTTTTCAAGCAGACTCTCCACTGAACCTGATATATCAGTGTAAGTCAAGTTCATTTTAGTTAAACCAATTTTGTCCCCAAGCAAAGATATATCACCTTTCACGGAAGTGGCTTTGATTAATACAAGTTCAGTTGCCTCAGGACTCAGGACTTTTGAAATATCCTCTGTTGTTGCATATATATTGGAATTGGTTATACTAAGATACAACAAACTATTATTATTTGCCAATTCAACAGAACCCGAAATATCACCAGAAATTAATAGGTACTTCAAGCCTTTACAATATTTCAAGTCGCTAAAGTCAATAATCTTGTTGCTATCATCACCTACACCATCATCAAAAGAAATCTTGGAAATATCCTGCTTCTTGCTCAACTTGATGATTGCACCATTTGACACATAGAGACGAGCATTAGTCACATCTGTACTAGTACCATTAGCGGTGGAAAAATCAGATGATGTAAAGTTTCCTTTCAAACACTCTACTTTAACTGGAGTGTTTTGGCTAACGGACTGAATAACGATACTGCTGTTTTTAGCTGTTTGCACATCAACAGGTTTAAACTGTATCACCACAGAATCAAGATAATTTAAATTATCATTTTCTGTAGAACCACTGAGTTTTGTTACTAAACATTTTCCCATAATTTTTATTATTAATATTAAACATTATATTCATACTTTGTGTCTAAGGAACTTATCTTATTGGTAAGCCAGTTTTCAACTCGTTTTTTGGAATTGTAAAAACCTAGGACTTTTGGCGCATTCGGGTAAATTCCTGTAAGAGGAGGTACACTTGTCATAACTTTTGTTGCCTTGAACGCATATTCTTGGTAGATACATATATCACCAATGGCATATTCCTTGTTTTCAGTGTATTCATCCGCTGTGATTCCTTGTGTAGAAGCATATCCCAAAGATTGCCATCCATCAGCTACTTTACTGCTACGATAGGAAGGAGTGTCATTGTATTTTTCAAACTCTTTCTTGTAGTTATCATACCCAATAGAATTAATCCACTTGTCTAGAAGACTACAGATATTGCTAACAGAAAATACATTCTTGTCTCTTAGCTCCCTATATCTTAATTTTATTTCATCAGCATACAGGCTATCCAAGTATAGTACATTCCAGTTTCCGAAGTTCTTGTCAGAACCAGGAACCACATAAGTTCCATTCCAATGAGCCCCAAAGATACTATCCACATCATACATTGTAGGAGTCCAGAGATTACCATCCCATGTACACCATATCCAATTCTTCCCGAAACCATCAAGATTATATAGCACTTGACTTGTTAGCCAGTAGTCTATAAAAGGTCTAGGAATGAAGTACTTTTCAAAAGTTTCCTTTGTTTTACTTTTATTAAGTTCTGTGTATGCTTGCGAAAGTCTTGTTATATATCCTTTTACCTCCTTACTTAATATGTCGGTATTAGACAACTCTTTTGGATTATCACCATCATATTTGTTCTCATCAATATCTTTCAATGACTTTGGATTTCTCACCTCAAATGACGTCCATTGTGGAGTACCCTTGAATAAAGTTCCCCACATATCTCCATCAAGTATGATATTCTTGGCTTTTTTCTTATCAGCAAAATACACCTCCTTGGATTTTTTTAAATTCCAAGTATAAACTCCCATCCAAGTCTCTTCGTTTGTCTTGGAGTTAACCCATGTGATAACAATCGGAAAGCCATCAGGATGGCACTTTGCCCCAGTGAAAAAATCTTTTTTTACATCACCCAAACTGTCTGTTGTGCTTTCATTGGAGTAACTATACTCGTAAGGGTATTGCTGACCAATAGGATGAGACTTGTAGACTTGCTCTATCAGCCAATAGCCTACAATACACTGACCACGGAAAGCATCAATGTAGTACTTCTTTAAGTGGAAACTATCCTGCGTTGGAAAATCACCGAACTTAATCTCACCACCATCATTGATATCAATAGCCATGTTCTTGACATAGTAACCCATAGAAGATGAACCTTGTGCATTCAAGATTACTGGCTTGCGAAAATAGTTACCATCCTTGTCATTATACTCAATTTCTGCTTCAATATCATCCTGCTTTGTTGTAGGCAGCTTAGGAGCATAGAGTCTTACTTGTGCTGCAATACGAGGGATAGGCAATTCTATATGGCTATCCTTGCTGAAATCTGATGGATTCTCCATCTTGATACCAGCAGACTTGAAGGCTTCATTAATCTCTTTGGCTGCTTCATCAGATAATTCAAGGTGTTTAGCGGAAATCTTGTGCTCATGACGAGTACCTTTAGAATCTCTGTAGCCAAGAATCTTATTTTCTGCATCTGTAGTAATCTCAGTTCTTCCTTCAGGGTCTTCAATATGAGAAAACTCTTCAGGGATAGTCTCAGACTTTACCTTATAGAGATAATGGCTACCATCAGGAGCAATATATCCAATTACCTTACCCTCGGCATCTGTCTCAACAGAAAGATATTCATCACTCTCTATTGTAGAAAGATGAGCTGTACGTTTTTTAATGTCTGCTATATCAATAATAGCATTGGCAATAAAGGTACTAATATCAATACCACCGACAATCATGTGACCATCATTTGCACGGAAACCACAAAGAACCTTGTCTTCAGCATCAATGATAGCATAGAGCCATTCCTCATTGGTTACAACAGAGTACATTTCATGGTTAGGGAAGTATGGATCCCCATCATACTTGATTCCTGCAAGGATTCTGTTTTCTGCATCTACTACTGCGATGATATACTCATCATTAGAGATATAGAAGAAGCTTCCAGCTACATCAAGGTTTACCAATCCCTTATCATCTTCTTTTGTCTGAAAAGTTTTAAGAACTTCCTTAATAGCCTTAATATCATCAAGCCACTTAGCCTTTGCAGCCCAACAAGTACCATCTTGCTGAATACCAAGAAGAGGATGATTAGCTGCATCAAGAATTACCCAAAGGAACTCTTCGCTCTGTGATATGTGATACATATCATTTTGTGGATAGTAAGGCTTGCCAGTTGCTCTGTAAATACCAAAGAGAAGTCTATCCTCAGAATCTACAACAGCCATGATAAACTCCTCATTTTCGATTACTCTGAATGGAGTATCTTGAACATTTCCTTCCTCATCCTTGATAGTTGTCTTATCAAGGTTCTTTGCAACATTATCAAGATTAGCCAAGATGGAAGTAAGAGTCTCCGTATTCTCTATCTCAGCAAAGAACTTCTTCAACTCATTCATAGTGTCAATGACGTTTGTTGTGTCCTCGTCTCCCATGATGGTTGCTACTCTCTCTGCAAGAAGAGTTACCTGTGACTGCAATCTATCCTCTACTGCACTTGTTTTGCCAAACTTAGGAGTACAATCCCACTGAATACCGAAGAGAAGTCTATCTTCTGCGTCCACCTTGGCAAAGATGAACTCTTCATTCTGAATGTAGCGAAAAGGAGTATCTACTACCGTTCCTTCCTCGTCCTTGACGGAAACCTTGTCTGCAATCTCCACAAGTCCAGCGAGAGCACCGCCTACCCTCTCGGCTGTGTTCTCACCCACCTGCGTAGCGTTCTTAACCGCAGCCGCCTGTTGTTTAATTTCGTCTATTGTTGCCATATATTAATCTCCTATTGCGTGAATGTGTGCCCTCGTCCCTCTCTGCTGTTTCACTTCCCCTTTAGGGGTGAATGCCTTGAGATATTCGAGTGCATCTGATAAATATCTTTCTGCCATATCCATGATGTCGTTGTATTGCTTGTTGCTCGATACGTCTTGAACGTGGTCTGAATAATCGTCTCTGTGGCGCATTCCACCTACTCGGCTTACAATTGTTCCATCGGCACGGAAAAGTCTCGCATACGTGAAATAAGCGAGTGCCTTGCGTATTCCGCTGGTGTACTTCTGCACCTTGGTTTCGTCTTGGCTGCAATCTCCATCCTTTTTGGTGGTGTATTCGCCACCGTCCAGGAAGACCGCAGGCTGGAAATCGGGCAAGACTGAATCGTCCCACTCTCCCTGCTCGGTCGCTGCCTTGAACCGCTTCCACCCGATGGCTGGTATGATGTTCGCATCTTCGCATTCCCGAATGTATGCGTTCACTTCATCCTCATCTAGGTGCGTGCTGGTCGGTCTTGCCAGTTCTCGGAACTGATCAACCGTAATAAGTTGTTTTCTTTGTTCTCCCATAGGCTCAATCAATTAATCTATCGTGTTGTTCCCTGCCGCTTCGCTGCTGATATACTTCAACGGCTGCAGCTTCGGGTCTAGGTTCTGAATGGCTGGGTCGTGCCAATTCTCGAAAATCTTCTTGAAGGCTCGCTCGATGAATCGCTGTTCTGTCGTTACCTCTCCAGCATAGTACTCGTAGGCATCCTGCATAACTTGACCGCTGAATCCCAGCTTGCCGATACGGATGGAATAGAAGAGTTCTTGGTGGAACTGTGCGTAGATGCGCTCGATAACGCTGCTGTCGGTAACTGAAAACTCCTTGTCAAAGTTCTTTGTCGGGAAAGCCACAACCTTCGGTTCGTCTTCCTCGTTCTCCACCTCGACCGCAAGAATCTTCGCTGTGTTCTCGTCCCCTTGGAACTGCAAAAGGTCTTCATCGGAAATCATCTGTCCGCTCTCTACCTCTTCGCCATTCTCGTTGAACTTCGGCACGCCCTTCTTAATTACGAGCATACACGATACGAGGAAGTTGTTGCGGACGTTTCTCATCTTGACGTTTCCCAGTCCCTCATCGGTCGAAATCTCCGTGATGGCTGAATCGTAGCTGGCTGTAGGATAAATAAACTGTCCGTCTAGGCTCTGCCACAGAATCTGCCCCTTGTAGCTGTCAATACCGCCAGCGTTCTCAATCTGTTCAAGAACGATGTCGGGGTCGGGATTGAAGACGTTGATGCGCTCGATGGTCTTCTCGTTCACCATCAATCGCTTTCCGTTCCTCGTTTTCTTCTGCTCCCAGTCTGGATGCAGCAAGACGTGCGCCACGTTCCCCTTGTCGTCCGTCTCTTCAAGGCGGCAATTCTCAAAGGGTACGTGGCTCACGCTCGACACCTGCCCTAGAACGTTGTAGTTAACATGAAGGGCAAAGCCACCAAAGCGTGCGAGGTCTTGCGCCACGTTCCTCAACAAATCGTCTGCCGTGTCCCCTTGCTGGTTCATCGCCAACGCTGCTAGAATGTCGCTATCGAAGCCGTAGCCCTCAATAAATCGGGCGTAGCGGTTAAGGCACAGCATTGCCGTTCCGCTTGCTTCCGTGATGCGTGCGAGGTTCTGCGGATATAAGTTATCATATCCGTATGCCTGCATCTTGAATCGGCTGACGTAGCCAATATCAACCCTTCGCTTTGGCTTTTTTACTGTTTTAACGTTCATATTGCTTGTGTCGTTTTACTTGTTGTTCTACTCTTCCTTGCCTGCTTTCTCGGCTTGGTCGATGTCTTTCTTCTTGTCGCCTGCTGGCTCTTTCCCAGCGGTATCATCTGCACCGCTGTTGCCGCCTGCTGGCTGCTTGTTCTCGATGAGTTCCTCGCTGGGTATCTTCTGAAAGTACTTCTCCATGTGTGGGTACTTCGTCAGATATTCATGAGCAACCTTGTCGGTCAGGTTTTCATTCGTGAAAATCTTACCATTATAGAAATCGGGGCAGGAAATGATGAAGCCTGCCTTCATTGCGTAATTACATTGCTTTGGCATAGCCTTTTCTTTTTTGAGTTTCAAATATATTTCTATCAGAGCATCGTGGTAACACTGCTGGCAGGTTGTCGGTACAAACCGCTTCCGTGTTACCTCGAAATATAGAGATTCTATAACTGCCTTATCGGATGCGTCAAAGGGTCTGTCAAACCGTGCCTTCAACTCCCCGACCTTGGCTGTCGCTTCCTCGTAGGTCATGGCTTAACCTCCTACGGCTGATGTCAGACTGGCGTACTTGGCTGCTGTGGTCTCGCTGTCGGTATCGAAGAAGAAGTAAGCTGCCTTAGGTACGCTCTCCTCTTCCAGCGTGATAAGCCAGCCGCCCTCGGTATCGTCCGAGTACTTGTCGTTTTCGCCTGCGCTTGCCTTCAAAGCCTGCGCATATCCGAATACTTGGTACTCTGCCTTTCCGTCCGCTCCCTTCGAAAGGTTGCGCAGGATGATAACGAACTTACCGTTTGCCAGTCCGTCAATGATATTCGCACATACATCGGGTGTGTTAGCCAACACCACGATTGCCACGGTGTTCTTCCAGCTGTTGCGATACGTGCCAACTGCCAGCTCGGTCTTGGTTCCAGTGAATGGCTTGCTGCCTTCCTGCCGGATAGCGTATGCTTTCTTGCCAGTCTTCAGCACAATTGTGCTAATTGTATTACCAACGACAGCAGACTTGGTGAAGTCGATGTCGTCTCGGTTGATGATAAGTCCATCGCCCTCCAGTCCCTTTGTTACTTGGTCTTCGCAAGGGATGATGATGTCCTGGGCGATAAGGCTCTCGCAAGTTGTTGCCATATTAATTCGTTTTTAATTGTTATATCCCCAACACCGTTTTTGTTGGTGTTGAGGATTCATAAGAACTTAATACTAATAAAAAGATTTGGAGCGATTAGTAAGCTGCATGGATCATGTTCTCTTCGAGCAGAGCCGTGCCAATCTTACCAGTTGCGTAGATGTAATTTCTTCGTTCCTTCTGGTCGAAGAAGATGTCGAGGTCGCTGATGAGTGCGTCTGCGTCAGTACCAACCATAAGGTGCTTAGGATTGCAGAATACCGCACGGTGTGGAAGGTTGACTGTTGTCTCGCCCTTCTCGTATGCGTTAATCATTCTATCCCAAATGCCGACACGTGCAATCTTCACTCCGTTGTATGTCGCTACATCGAAGCCATCGAACACCTTCTCCCATGGCATGATGTCGTGGTAGGTCTGCTTGATGTCGTAGGTCAATGCGTCAGCGAGCGAGCGTGTCATGAGCAACACTGCATCGCTGTCGTCAATGATACGTGTGTCTACGTCCATCAAGATGGTGTCTACGGCTGTTGTAGCTGCACCCTTCTTGCGCAATGCTGAAACCTGCGCTGCTGCTGTGGCTTCGCTGTTGGCTGCGATGGTGGTATGGTTCTTAGTCGCTGTGGCTGTAAAGATGCGCTTGAAGAGACCGTCACAGACGTTGAACATGTTAACGTCCGACCCTGCTGTCAGCTTGCCGCCACCTGAACCTGCCAATGCTGCCGCCTTGTCACCAAACCAGCCGAAACGCCAAATCATCTGCTGCATGGCTCGCTGGAGTGCATCGGTGTAGATGGTCATAAAGTCGGTGCTGGTAAGGTCGCCAATGGCTGTACCGGTCTTCAAGGAGTACTCTCCGATTGACCCCTTCAATGCTTCGTAGCAAATCTTGATAGGGATTTCCCACTGTCCGAGTTCCCAACGCTTCTGAGAGTTGGCGATACCCTTCTCTTCGTAGGTAGGGTCGCAACCGCCACCCTTCTTACCGACCATTTCCATCTCACCGATAAGTGCGATAGGATCATCGTTCTTTACCTTCATAATGTTAACGAATGAAGAGAAGTCCTCATCCTTGAAGAAGGTCTCCTGAATGGCACTCTTGATGCTATCGAGGTTTTCTGGCTGGAGTGTCAAGTTCTCCAGCTGCTTTTTTGTAAATCCTGCCATTATTTTTCTTCTGTTTAATGGGTTAATACTTTTGGTTACTTCTTGCCCTTTTTGTGGAGCTTGGCAAGTCTCTCCTTGATGGCTTCCTTTCCTTCCTCGACAGCGTTCACGTTGTCGCCTGCGCCCTTGCCGCTTGGCTGTCGCTGTGCTGGCTGGTAGTGGCTGCTGTAGCCTGCCAGCACCTTCTCAGCACCGCCTGCCATCTTCACGGCATTCAGGATGCGCATGTCTTCCTTGCTCTTCGCAAGTTTCTGCGCGCCTGCCAGCTGTGCCTTGGTGTCGTTCAACTGCTGTTTGAGTGCTGCTACCTGCTTCTGCAACTTGGCTACGGTGTCGTTGTCGCTGCTTGATGCGCTGCCGCCCTCACCGCCTTCACCGCCCTCATTGTCGTTGTCGGTGTTGTCTGCGGTCTGAATGTCGGTAATTACACCGTCCTCGACAACAATTGTCTTACCGTCCGGCATTTCAAAAGTTCCGTCCGGACTTGCCTTGTCGCCAACTTGTGGATCTCCCTCTTCACGCTCAACGGTCAGAACTTGACCGTCCGATGTGTTGAGTTCCATCGCCTTTGGCTCTGCCTTGGCTTGTGGCTCTTCCACCACCTGCTCTGCTTCCTCCAGTGTCTTCACGCCCAACTTGGCGAGAATCTTGTCGAGGAGAGAAGCCTTTACTTCTGTTTTCTTCTCCATTGCTTTTGGATTTTGTTGTTTTGAATTAATAAAATTTTCGATATTGCGTTTCGATGCGCTTGCGCTGATTGGTGCAACGGTGCTGCTGATAAGACCTAGGCGCAATGCTTCGCTGGTGCTGATAAAGATGTCCTTATCCATCAAGGCTTGTATCTCCTCACGGTCGCACTCGCAACGCTCTACGTATGCGTCCACCATCTTGTCCTGCCACATCTGCATTTCCTCGCTCTGGTTCTTCAAGTCCTTTGCATTCAGCTGGTCGCCAAGACACCAGCCAGGAACCCACGGATTGTGCAGCAGGAAGGCAGCGTTCTCGTATGCCTTGCGGCTCTCCTTTGGTGCTGCAAGCATGATGATTGTTGCCATGGATGCTGCCTTGCCCTCAACGGTGCAGGAAATCTTCTTGCCGCTCTGTCGCAGTCGGTCGTAAATTGCCCAACCCTCGACAACAGAACCGCCATTGCAGAAGATGCGCATATCGATGGTGTCGTCATCCTTTGGTATGCTTGCTGCAAAAGCATCTATGTCTTGAAAACATACGCAGTCACCTCCAAACCATTGATACCAAAATTTATTATCTTGGCTGTCGATATCGTTGTATATTCTGAGTTTTGCCATTGAATCGTTATTTTTAAGTTTTAAAACGCTGCAAAGATACGATTTTTTATGATATGTTTATCTCTTAAACAGTTAATTTTCCTAAACAAGCCAAAATTTTGCGTTCTAAGCGAGTTTTACAGCCTTTGGTGTGTAACTTTACCACCTTCGACCAAAAACCGCTCAGAACGCAAATCTTGATGAAATAACTCCCCTTTAGAGCCTGCCGATATTCTCTATCGTCTGCACTCTCCGCTGGGTTCGGTTTATCTCTTCCACGCTCACTACTGGCTGTGGTGCCATCTGATACCCTCTAGCGACTGCTGCCGCCAGCATATCCATGCCGATGTTGCTTCCACCGTTGTTCACTACGATAGGTACGCCACCTCCAAGCTGGTTGAATGCGGACAATATCGGACTGAACATCGATGTCGCCTTGGCGGTCATTACGCTCTCTCCATTGGATAGTCTCGCTGGTATGCTGTCGCTCGTTCCAGTGCCTGCGCCATGGACGTATCCACCAACGGAAAAACCCTTAACGAGTGCTTTCGCTCCTGCAAACGCTGCTTTGACCAGTGCCATCAATGCTGCTGCACTCGCAACACCTCCCCACGACTTGCTTGCAATCTCCTTTGCGAGGATTTGGGCAAAATAGGCGTTGACAGCTATCTCGATTGCGTCCAGTATTGATGTCAGCATCGATTTGAGGAATGCGTGAAGGGATTTATCCTCGCTCTCGAAGAACTCGGACAGACCGTCTCCCATGGTCTGTATCATATCTGCCATCATTTTCAACTGTTCTTCCTGCAAAGCTGCCTTCTTCTTGTTGGCTTCCTCCTGCTCCTTGACTTCTGCATCGCTCAAGTCCTTTTGTAGCTGTTCCTGCACGGCTGCATAGTCCTTGTATGCGTCCAGCTTGCTCTGTAGGAAAGCCTTGTATCTCTCCAGCTTGGCTGCATCGTCTTCCTCGCCAATTCCACCGTTCATGATGTCCGTATCCCTGCGCTTCTTTTCTGCTTCCTCGAACTCCTTGTTGATTTCGTCCACTATCTCCTTGGCTTGGTTCTTGATGTCCGCTTTTGCCTTTATCATGATGTCGAGCAGTTTTGCCTGCATTTCCTGCGCTTTTTCCGCTCCGATTTGCCCTGCCGCCACGTATGCGTCAATGCTTCGTGCCACCATATCCTTCTCCAGCTGTTCGAGGTCGTTGCTGTAGTCTCGCTCGTTGTCGTACATGCCTGCGAGGTATCGCTTCTTTGCGTCCATGACCTTCTCGTTGTACTGGAACTGGATAAGCGCAATCTGTGCCTGCAATTCTTTCTCCTGCTTCTTCCTGCGCTCTGCCTCTGCCTTTGCTTCCGATTTCTCCTTGGCTATCTGTGCCTTGGTCTTGGTAGTGCTTCCCTTGGCTGCTGGTGTCGTTCCCTTGTTTCCATTCGTTGGCTCGCTGCTGGTCGCTCCACCGTCTAGGTTCGCAAGTTTCAGATGGTTCAGTCTTCCGTGCACGGTGTTCTCGAATCCGTCAGCGAATGTGTTTCCTATCTCTATACCAGCATTCTTGATGTCATGCCATGCTTCCTTGATAGTGCCGGATATGTCGAACATCTCCTTGAATCCCTTCTGTGCCTTGGATAGGTCGAATGTAACTATACCCTCGAGAATATCAAGCATGCCCTTGGCTGCAAAGCCAATCCTCTTGAATGCGTCTATTGCTAGATTGCATACGAGCTTGATTGTGTTCCACATCAAGCGGAAATTTATGCCGATTGCATTGATTATCCCTCGAAGAAGAAGACTCTCATTGTACCAGTCGATGAAGTAGTTGATAGTATTGAACAATCCCTTCATTATCTGAATAAGAATCTTCGTTCCGAACATCTTGCCCTGCTCTATCATCTCCTCGAATCCGTGCTGGCTCATATCGAACATTGACGAAAGGTAGCTGTTCAGTTCCTTGTGCAGCTTGATGTTCTCCAGCTGCGTCTCTCCCCATTCTCCGGTCTGCTTCTTCACTTCTTCGATGTCTGTTGTCATCGTGTCTAGCTGCTCGATGAGCTGTATACCAGCAGCCGCTCCCTGCTTACCGAAGACGTTTTTCAGAATGTCGCCCACCTGCTGGCTGTCCGCTCCGAAGTCCTTCATCTTAGAAGCCACCTGCTGGATGATGTCGAAGGTGTTCTTCGTGCCGTTGGCTAGGTCTTGCTGCACCTGCTTGCTGGATATACCGATAGCGTCAAGGCTTGCAGATGTTGCTGTGCTCATTTCACGGATTTTCTTGCTAGCCATCGTGATAATGTCTAGACCCTTGTCGCTAAAGATGCCGCTTCGTGTCTGCTGCAATATCGCCACAAGCTGGTCTGCACCGATACCTGCATCGTGGAAGGTAGGCGCATATTGCTGTATCTTCTGCAACATATCGCCCGACAGGTCTGCACCGCTCGCAAAGCCATCGTTGATAACCTTCATAGCTTCCTCTCCAGATAGGTGGTAGTTCGCCATTAGGTTGTCCGCTGTGGCGAGAACGTCATTGAAATCCTTTCCCATGGTGTCCGCTGTGGCTGCGATGCTGTTCCTCATCGTCTCCAATGCTTCGCCAGTGTAGCCAGTGAACTCCCTTGTCAGTCGTGTGGCTTCCATCAATCCCTTGTTGTAGTCATAGAACCACTTGAATGTCATACCAACACCGACAACGCCAGCGAGTGCAGCAAAATATGGATTCATAACCAAGCCGATTGCGGTCTTACCGAACGCCTTCAGCTTGTCTGTCAGTCCATCCATATTCTGCGCCAGTTTGATGATGTTGCTAACCTCGGTATCATTGACAATATCCATACCAAAGAACTCCGTCCCCTGCAGGTCATCTGCTGCTTGCATCATCGAGTTGTAGTAATTGCCAACGTTGCGATAATATCGTTGCGTCTCCTCCTCTGCCAGCTTCAGCTTTTCCGTTATCTCGTTTATGTGCTTGGCTAGTGCCTGCCCCTTTGCTCCTTCACGCTCTGCCTTCGACATTTCATCGTATTTCTTGGTGGCATTGGAAAGCTGGGCACGCAACTGCTTCAAGCTGCCCTCCTGCTCGTTCTCTGTGCGCACGTTGTTCTGTATCTCCTTCTGCAGGGCACGCACGTTGTACTGATACTCCTTGATGGTTGCGTTGATGGCTTCCGTCTGCACCTTCATCTCGTTTGTCGTGATGGTCTTGTCTTTCTCCTGCTGCTGCAAGTCCTTGATGCTTGCCTTTAACTGATCAATCTTCTCTTTGTACCGAATGATGCCGTAGATTGCATCCTCATACTTGACCTTGATGTCAAGAATCTGCTGTTTGTCTTCACTTACCATAGTTCGTTCTTTTTAATTGTTCAACTGTATCATTGTAACCTCGCTGTATCCGCTGCTTGTGGTCTTGATTTCGAGCACCGCAAAATACGCTCCATACTGTGCAAGGTACACTGGCTTCGTTTCGTCAAAGTTCAGTATCTCCAAATCGGAAAGGTTGAAACGTTCCGTTATCTGGTGTGGGTTCGCCACCGTCTTTCTCAGCTTCTCCAGCTTCTTGTCGAAGATACTCTGTAGGTTGATGTTGAAAGCCAAAGCCGCATAACCGGTATCGCTCTTCGTAAGGTTCACGATGCGGTCTTTGCAAGCTTTGTACTTGGTGGCTCTCTGTACCGTAATCGTGTTACCACTCCTTCCAATGGATTCTGTTACGCTCTCCCACTCGTATATCGGTATGCGGTTTCCGTCCGTGGCTGCAAATGGCAGCGTACAAACGTCTTGCGTATACTCCAGCGTCTTGTTGTCTACTGTCATATCTGCATCGTGCTGCTGATAGACTGTATCGTCTTCCTTCCACTTGTAGATATTATGCTGGCAATATTCCTCTACGCTGAAATCGGTCTGCCTTGGATGGTTGCTGGCTTCGCTTGGGATGAGCTTCTTCGTCCAGTCCACCGCTTGCGCCTTGGCTTCCCATAGGCTCACGATGTCCGCAAGCGCAAGTGTTCCGCTGGTAAACCGCTGGCTTGGGAACGTTGATGTCAGAATGCAGATACACTTCAAGAAGTCCGTTACCTTGATGTCGGGCAGGTTCTTGCCGATTGGGAAGTTACCACCGTAGGGTACTTCATCGCTCTGCTTGATGCTGGCAGACAACCGTCCGTTGTAACCACGCAACCCTCTCAAAATCCCCTTTCCGTAGTGTTTGAACTCGAAGGTTACGATGTCACCCTCTTCAAGTTCTATCTCCCCTCGTCCTGCTGCAAGGTGCATGAATCGTCCGTTTACCTTGTCCGAGTCGTAGTCAAAAATATACGTTTTAGAATAAGCATCATTTTCGGCTGCTTTTTTGCCTGCGATGTACGTCTTGGTGTACTCGCTTTCCTCTTGGTCGCTGGTGTGGACGGAAACGACCTTGATTTCAATGTAGCAAGGCTCGTACTGATATACTCCGTTCAATTCGGTAGAGCCTTCGTAAGAGCTTCCGAAATGCCCATTCGGGCGTGCCTTCGATGCGTCCCACGACCAGTTCATCTGCACGTCAAAAATCATCGTGCAGGCAATCTTAACATTCAGCTGGCTATATCTTGTCGCAAGTGCAAGGCCATCGAAAACGTCTGATAGGCTCGTTGGCTGGAAGTCAAGAATGCCGAGGTCTGTTGTCGTGAAGAAAGTTCCCTCAAAATCTCCTACTACCGTCTGTGCATCTGCCTTCCTTGTTATCAGTGGAACAGCAAGCCCCTTGATGGTCTCTTTCGCTTGTTTGCTCCACCCGAATGCAACCCCAGTCTGTGACGTGATGAGGTCAAGAATATATTGCACCGTGACACTTGGCTGGATTGCCCCTTTCATCATATACGAAAAAGAGCCACCTCCCCCAAACGCTCCACCGCTCGCATAAGTCTGTGCTTCGCTGCTGGCTCTCGCTCGGTTCTCTGTCTCGCTCTTGACTAGAACGGTTGTACCAGTGCTGTATTCCTTGATTGCGTTAATGACAAGCCACGCTGCCGTGGATGGTGCTTGCAGGTCTACATCTATTGGCTCGCTCTCGCTGGTGTACATAACGCTGTATGGTGCAGAACTCGATGTCTTGTGCTGAGTGCCGCCAGATACGTAATAGTTGCTTTCCGCTCCTGCACCTGCTATCCAGTAGAGCATTCCGTCCTTTGATGGCTTCACGTACACGAGCCTTCCTGCCTGCTTATAATTGTGTATGTTAACCGTGATTTCAGTTCCACCCTTGTCTGCTGGAACCTCTTCTACTCCCCATGATTCTGCAAAGCCAGTGGATGGGTCGTAGCTTCCGTATTCCACCTGCCCTGCTGGTGCTCCATCCTTCAATGCAAAACGGATGCTGATTGTCGTCCTAGCCGCTTCCGTGTCTCCGCTGGCGCAAAGTGTTCCTGCACCGATAGCCGTTGAAAGGATAGGGTCTGGTGCGGTTATGGTCGGATTGGTTTCCGTCTCGTATGTTCCTGCTTCCGCTGCAAGGCGCACAACGTTCTTGTTGCTGTCGAGTATTGCCCATGTTCGGTAGTCGCCCTTTCCCAATATCGTATCTATTGTGGCTCTCATTCCTGCCGTGAATGGTATGATTGCACACCGGTAGGAATCATCGTTCAAAACCTCGCCAGACACGTAATTTCCGACCGCTGTTCCAGTTCTTATCTTACCGTCAACGAGCGAGTATGTCGTGTCGCTGTTACCTCCCACGTTACGGTCATACCCCTGCCACTCCTCGCTTGACGTCTTGACCGCTGCCGTATCGTAGCTTCCATAGAAAACTCCATCCGATATTGCCTTCTCGTAGGTGTCGTAGCTGTTGGATCTGTTGAACCGCATATACTTCGTGCAATTCAGCTCGTTCAGCTTCAAGTCAGACGATTGAAGTGTCTCCAGTGCTCGGAACAATCCCCAATAAATCGAAATCTCGATGGTTTCCTTGACACTCAGGACGCTTGCCCTGCCGTTGCGGATAATCTCCAGTCCATTGCGATAAAAACGTGCTGTGTGGAAAATATAGGGGTATTTGCTGCTTGTGCTCGGTTTCCCTGCAAACTGCAAGACCGCCATGTTGTGTGCGGTCTTGGGCAGGTTGATGGTGTATGTCGTGTTGGCGGTCATTTTCGTGATGTCACGGAAAAGATTGCTCTTGATGTCGAGCGTGATTGCCGATTCCTCGCTCATATCCATAAGAACACCGTCTATGTAAAGTTGCTGGTCTGTCATAGCTGCTGAATCTGTGTATTGTTAATAACCAGGTTGCAGACGAAATCCTGCAACTCTGCTGTTGTCTTGGTGTACGTTCCTGCCTTGATTGTCACGCTCTGCCACTTGTTGCTGCCGAGGTACATGTCAACGACTGGGCTGGTGGCTAGGTCTTGCAGGAAGTCGAACGTCTCGCTGTCTACCAGTGGTGCGCAAAGGGGTATGGTGTCTTCCCTGCTGTAGCCTTGCCTTCTTCCGTTCGCTCCGAGGTACCCGAATATCGTATCGTCATACTCTCCGAGGTTGTTGCGCAGGAAGCTGGTGTCGCTGCTTATCGCTCTACTCTCATCGCCTTGCGTGAATAGCCAGTAACGATAGAATCCGTGTCTATCAACCCATCGCAGATAAATGCCCTTTTCCGTGTTGTCGGTTTTGATGGCTGCCAGTTCCGTGTACTTGCTGCTGGTCTTCAGATAGAACGTGAAGTCGAAGGTCGTGTCGAATGTCGCCTGCTGTATCTTCCCTCCATAGTCCTTGATGGAGTAGTCCTTCGCTCCTGCCTTCAAGACCTTGCTGGTAATTTCATAAATGCCCTGCCCAGCGAGCTCTATCAGCTTGCTAGTTATCCTACCGTCCGCATATACCAGAAGGTCGTCAGCTTCACTCATATAAATGCCAAAGGAGAATGGGAAATGCGTGAACCATGTCAGCTTCTTGCGTCCGTTCCACGTCTCTCCTGCCCTCATCGCTCCCCACACGTAAAAGGTCGTGTAGCTGAATGTCGCGATGTCGCTCCCCTTGCTGTTCTTGACCTTCACGGAAATATTGAAGTTTGCTCCGAGGTTGCTCTTCTGGCTCTCCCTGCTGTAGTCAAGGTTCCCGAAGCTGATGCCATCGAAGAGTGCCTGCACATATTCCCGATAGTCCATGATGCAGTTATCTGCAAATGCTTCCACGCTGTACGTGTGCGCCTTGGTCTCCCTGCTGATTGTTGTCTCGATGCTCGCAACTCCCGAGCCGCTTGCCTTGATGATGCAGGGAAGGAATGCGAAGCCTACTGCGTCCGCATATTTAATCGTTATGCCGTTTACCGTTGTCTGTCTCATACCGTTTCATTGTTTAGTTTGATACTTCCCACCGACTGGTGGATTAAGAAAATAAGCCGCTGCCCCAACCGCTTCATCGTATCGGGCACTACGTTGCTGTATACGTCTGCCCTGCCGCCAGTGCGGTGCAGTCTAGAACCCTTGGTGGCGATGGTGTGGGCGATTGCCCCTGCCATGCTCATGTCTCCACGCTCCTGCGGTGTATACTTGTGCGGTCGCTGGGTCTTGTAGGGGATAGGTCTGCCGTGAAGTCCCTTGTCCTTCATCCACTGCCGGATGATGCCACGGAAACCGTACGGTATCTTTCCTGCCCTTCGTCCAGTCTCAAGCACTCCAAATGGCTTGTGTCCCCATAGGATGGTCTCATCCTCGCTAGGCTGCTCCACCTGAAGGCTTGCTATCGTCTTCCCCGATGCGTTCTGTCCGTTTATTCTGATGTGGTTGATGATGAGCTGCCGTGCTCTCTCCACTTCCTCACGCATTATCAGCGATGCCGCCTTGGGGTCAAATTGTATTCCTCCCTTGCTCATACCTCACACCCTCCTATGCTCTGTGTCAGCTGAAGGGAGTACATTACGCCCGACACGATCGTGCTCAGTCGCTCGATGATGGTCTCGTAGTACTGCTGCCCTTCCAGTGGTTCAAACAGGTGCGACTGGTTGATGGCTCGTATCATCCTTGCCCCTGCCACCTTCATTCGGTCAATGCACTCTCCATTGTCTTCTCCTTCTGCTCCCCTCGGTACGGTGTCGAGATAAGCCAGGGCAACGTTAACGGTGTCGTATACCCTGCCGTTTCGTATCTCTGTCGTTCCACTCGCTGGGATGATGCAAACGATGGCTGGGTAGCTCAGCTTCTCCAGCTTCGTGTCCGCTGTGTCCCAATCCTCGAATAGGTAGGTGTAGTCTGGTAGCGTGTCTGCTGCCAGCTGCTTTAATGTTTCTCTGATTGTTGCCATAATTATCTAGATTTACGTTTCATTTCTTCCGCTTGTAGCTTATGCAGGTTCCTCTCGTACACGCTTCTCTTGTTGTCCATCTCCATGCACTTGTAGATGCGCAGCCATGGTGTCTTCAATACTTGGTCGTGGCCGCTGATGCCCATCCTTACCGCATACCAGTCGAGCATACCGAACAAGCCAAAGCGCAGGGTGTCGATGCCTGCTTCCTTCTCCAGTCTAGTTGGCTTCGCTGTGTCGGTGCTCTCGAAGAGCTTGTTGATGCGCTCCACCTCTGATGTTACCCAACCGATGAGCATAACGACATCAACCGCCCTAGCCTGCTCCACTTCCTTGTGGCTCAGACCGAGGACGGTTGTCACTATCTGATACAGGCTTTCCTCGCTGTCTGATAGCTGGGAAAGGTCTATTAGCTGCCCGATGGATAGCTGGTTGAGATTGTCGGGCACTTGTTTTCCTCCGACAAACGCTGGTCGTGGCTGCTTGCCGATTTTGTAGCTGGTGTGCCTAGCAACTGCCAGCCAATACTTGAATGTCGTGTTCTTATCCATACGCTTTGTATTTTTGTCGTTGTTATTGTCTCAATACGTGCGCCCTAGCCGTTCCGTGGCTCGCTACGGATAACTTCTTCAAGGCTACATATCGTATTGCGTCTATGCCGTGGTTGAATGCGTCTATAGGCTGGTTCGTGGTCTCTCCATCCCTTGACTTCTTCCACTTGTATTGCTGCATGTTCTCGATGATGCCGTGGCTTCGTCTGGTTATGTTGATGCGGAAACGCTTCAAGATGTCGATGCCGTTGTTGATACTGTCCTTGCCCTTGGTGCTTGGTATTATCCACAGCCCTTGGTTGTGTATCTCCTGAATGCTCTTAGGCTCTGCCGAATCCGCAATGATAAGGTCTCGTTTCGTCAGTTCTTGCTCCCTGCATCTGTCTGCGATGTCTTCGTTCGTCAGTCCAGGCTGGTAGATTTCCTCGTCCACCCAAAGCTCCCCATGCGCCAGTATAACGTGCTCCAGCGCAGTTGGGTCGTTGGTGAATCCGAAGTCCATACCCCTGCAATCCATCTTCCACTCTTCCCTTGGTGGCAGCTTGTCAACGATGCCCCAGTTGGTGAAGATAAGACCAGTTATCTTACCAGTCAGTCCTCTAGCGTAAACTCTCCACAATTCGGGGTCGTCAATCTCTTCAATTTTCTTGTGTTCCTGCTCAGTAAGGAATCGGTTGTTTCGGTGGTCGCTCAATATCAATCTGCAATCATCCCTGCCGATGATGTTGTTGTGCACCCAAAACCTTGCGCTTGGATTGTAATCTATGAATACCTGCTTTCGGGTTCGGATTGCAAGCTGCCAAAACACTTCGTAGGGCACACCGTTCGCTTCGTTGACGAACAGGTAGTCACGCTTTCCGTTCTTCGCATCCTGCGCATCTTGGTAACTCTTGAACTCGATGATTGAACCGTTCTTACCTCTGTAGCTGCTGTCGCTCTTGTTGTTCTTGAACCAGTCCAGCAGTTCTGCCCTTGTGTGCAGGATGGTGTCTAGGTCTCGCATGGCTCCCACCTTTAGGTTCGGAAGGTCTTGACCGCAGACCGTGATAATTGACATGGGGTGTTCAAAAGAAAGCACTATAAGACGCTGCATGATGGTGTATGTCTTCCCCGAGGACGTACCGCCTTGGTTAACTAGAAACCTTGGCTTTACGTCCGCATTCGGGTCATACAGTTCTCCAATAACGTCAAATAGTGCCATTCTTTCAAACAATAAAACTTAAAACAAATTATGGTCAAAATTAATCTATATCCAATCCCTCACGCTCGATTACTTCCTGCTCGCTTGATGCGCACTGGTGTCCCGAGTTGATGTAGCGTACCTCGATGCCGCCTTGGAAGCCTGCGTTCAAATCAAGTGCAACCTTATCCAGTCCGAGCAGCTTGCAAATCTGCGTCTCAGCCTTTAGGATGATGTCAAGATACCTTGGGTCTCCTAGTCCTCGCTTCTCAGCATCGTACATTATCGCCTTGACGGTATCCATCGTTACCAACCCAGTGTCTGGATCCTTGTTAGGCAGTCCGACTTGTGTCTGTGTCTTGCTGTTATAGTCCGCTTTGGATTTCTCCCATGCGTCCCAGGCTTCACGTATCACCAGCTTCAACCTTGAAACCTCGCTTGTTATCTTTTCGTCCGTGTCGGTCAGTCTCTCTTCCCTCCACTCCTTCAATAACCGCTGAATGTCGCAATGCGCTTGGTTGTATTTCGGTCTGTCGAGCCGCTTGCGAACTTCTGCCGTGATTTCTCGCTCCGTCCATCCCTTGCGGTATAAGGGTGCGATAATCTGCAAGCGGTTCTCGATGTCGATTTTCTGCGCTCGATGTTTGTTGTTATTACCTTGTGGCATACGATTTTCTGATTTTAAAATTTCGCTCCATTGTACTTGTACACGATGTTCCCCTCGCTGTCTCGTTCGTCAGCTGGTACCATTGCCCCTTCGAACATCTTGTATGGCGAGTGCGCTGCCTGCGGATTGTTCCAGCACCACTTCATATAGTCGGCTGCGCTCATCGTGTAATACTTCGAGTATTTCTCTCTTGTTCCCAGGTTCATCGCCTTCTCCAGTCTTGCCCTCAAAAGGTTCTCTGCATCCAGCTTGATGTCGCTCCACCTCACGTATCCCTTGCGCTTGCAAATGTTCAGTGCTTCGCACATCTGCCCCCTGCTGTAGTTCCATGTTGGTGGCAATCCGCAGCAACTTCCGTTGTGGCAAAGTTCCTTGAAGTGTGCGTCCGATACATAAAAGCGCATTCCCAGCTGGTCGCACAGTTCCTTCATATTCCTGAAGAACGGTTCTTTAACCTTGCGGTTCAGTCTCAGATAGCCGGACTGTACGCTGTACTTCTTGTAGAATGCGAGAATGTCGAAACCTGCCATCTTGCTGATGGTAGGCAACAATTCCCTCAATGTCGGGCTTCTCGTTTCCAGGCAGAAGAATTCGGTGCTCAAAGCTGTAGCCCCTCTGTTGAATGCCTCCTTGATAAGGTCGAGGTACGTTGGCGTGCTCACTCCGATGATGAAGGGTCTCAGTCTCAGCGTTGCCCCTCCAGCCCCTGAATTGGCGATGCGCTCGATGGCTTCCAGTCGTGCTTGTGGGCTTTCCACCCCTCGCTCTATTACTCTAGCCTTCTCTGCATCGCTGGTGATGATTGAGAACTTGAAGTTCCAGTTCTTCTGCCCTCTGATCAAGTCCATATATCGCTCATCCTTGGTGAACCACGCTCCCTTGGTCGAGAAGCAAAGCGGATAGTCTATATCCTTGAAGAAACGCAAAAGTTCCAGTGTCGTTCCGTACTTCCGTTCGAAGTTGTCGAACTGGTCGCTCATACTTCCCCACTGCATAACCTTGCGAGCCTTGATGTATGGCGCAAATTCTCCAGCGTGCTTGTCTGGGTCAATGAACATTCGCTTGATGCGCTCAACGCTCACGTCCTTAACCTCCTTGTGCAGGTATTCCTTCTTCTTGCTGCCAATACCTCGCTGGTTCTGAGCAAAACAATACATACAGCCAAAGCTGCAATTATTGTAAGTATCAAAAGCCATCGGCATTGAGCAATCGGGGAACTCGTATGTTATTCTTGGCGTATTGCCATAATGTTCTGCCATGTTTACAAAAATTTTAATTTACGATTCGATAGCGTCTTCCAGTTTTCCCTTCTCTCGACAAGCTTAACCTCGAAATGTCGCTTTCTTGCCGTGTTCCTCACGACACAATAAGGGAACATTGCCATAAGTCGCTTTCCGGATTCGATTACACGTTGTTCTGTCCTCTCTTCTTGCATTCCACCCTTCTCGCCATAGTAGTTACTGGTTACAGACACGAAATCAAGACGGACAACCGTCCCTCGCTTTAGGTACGCACGGACGCTTCTCTCGAAGTCCTCTTTATCGTCCATTGTTACATACGTTCTCCTATCGTGGCTTACTACCATTCCCCACATTGAGCCGATGAGATAGCGCAACCCGAGACTGATTTGTCTTTTCATGTAGAACGTATTTCCTGCCGCATAAATCCCCCAGTAGTCACTACCAACTTGCTTGCAAACAGAAAAGGCATAGTCGAAAAGTGAAGGGATGCTTTCTATCTCTTGCTTCTTCAAATCCCTTCCAATCTTCCATATCTCCTTCAAGTCATCGTCAAGACAAACAACCATCTGTCCATCTTGATAATAATCTTGAATAAAATTGCGAATATTCATCATTCCGACAACCCCGACAATGATTTTATCAAACCAGCCGCCTGGGATTGTATCTTCATATTCCTTTCTCTGTTCTTCATTCGCAACGAATACGTCTATCCTGCTTGGGCTGATGCCTGCTTTATGTAGAAAACCGAGTGTCTTGTCTCGAAGGGTCGCTGCTCTCTTGTACGATGGTATCGCAACTCTCCAACACATATCGTTGTGGCTGCTTCGAGCGAAGTCCTCGAAGCTAACAACGGAATCTCCAATAACCAAACAATTCTCCATAATAGTTATTTTTGTTAAATTTCACACGTGTAGGACTAAATGATGAAAGTGGCACAGTTGTTCGTTTCTGAATCGAACGAGCCACCACGGACTTATTTTAGGCTTTTCCCTTCAACATCGTAGTTGCGCTTCTCGATTGCGTCAAGCCCCAGCATATCTGCCACGGCTTGTGCGTCCTCGCTGCGATATACGATGATGATGCGCTGCTCTTCGTCCTCTGCTGGCTCGTAGGTCGTGGCTTCCTGCTGGATTTCCCAGGGGTTCAATCCCCATCGCTGCATGTCGTCCACGTCAAACGCTCCCTTCAACTTCTCTTCGTCCCAGTTCCCGAAGTAGACGTTATCCTTGATAATGAACTCGTCCGTCTCTTCATCGGATAGGCTGTCAGCCATAACGACCTCGACATTTGGTTCTGCCTTCCACTTCTCCCAGTGGCTGCAAAGCTGCTGCTTCTCTCCATCGGTCAGTTTCACGGCTACGGCTTCTATCGCTCCCTTGATTGCTTCGTCTTCCATCTGTTCGATGTTGAGCAGGGCACGGAAGCGCATATTACCTCCGAGAATAACTCGGTTCTCATTGCAGACGATTGGTCTCATCTGCAACATCTTCGGAAACGTCAGAATACTCTCAACGAGTTTCTGCATCTGCTGTGGCTCAATGCTGCGTGGGTTGTCTTGGTTCTCCACCAGGTCGTGCAGGTTGATGTTCTCGATTCTATTCTTCTCCATGGTCTTCCTCCTTTCCTTCTTTCTGTCTTGGTTTCAGTTCGTCAAAGTTCCATACGATGCGGTCTATATGATCAACTCCCAGCAACTTGGCAAGGAACGGCTCATCGGCTGGCTTGTAGTGAATGATTACGTTCTCTCTTGGCAACACGCCATCGCCCATTATCGTTGGTAAATCGTCAGGAGTCAAGTCTTGACCGTCAATCTCGGGAGGTAGCTCCCCTGCGAATGGGTCGCCCTCTTGGCCGTCCTTGTCTTTCTTCTTGCACTTGCTGGTGCTGCTGCTGGTTTCCGCTGGTGCTGGGTTCCAGACTGGCATACCCCAGTTCTGAAGCTGTGCGCTGTCCCATCGGTTCGCAAGGTCGCTGAAGTCCCAGTTGCCGAATGATAGGTTATCTTTAATCATGAATTCCTGCTTTTGGGATTCCGTCAAGTCGGATGCGCTCACCACGGTAACTGTAGGCTGCTGCTGCCATCCCTGCCAGTACTCCATCAATGCGGCTTGTTCCTCATCGGATAGACGCTGTTCTGCATCCAGCTTCATTTGAATGCTGTCTTCGTCCATCGTGACAATGTGCTGCAATGCTTTCAGTCTCATGTTGCCACCGAGTGCGTGGAAGGTCTCATCAACAACAATCGGGCGCAGGGTCAACATTCGTGGGAACACGATGATGCTCTGCACCAGCTTCTGAAAGTTCGCTTGGCTTATCTCTCTTGGGTTCGCTTCGTTCTCGCTTACCCTCGAAAGTGCGATTTCTTCTGTTTTCATATTTTTCTTGTTTTAAGTTCGAAATATCTGCTTATTTGGTAAACATTTGCGCAAAGATACGACTTTTTTGCTTTAGTTGTTCGCTCTTCATACACTTTTAACTTTTCTCAACACTTCGTTTTCCATCTTATCCGTCAAAGGCTCTGATGGTCTTCTGCAGGGTTGTCTGCGGTTTTACCTTGACGGGGAATCCTGCACATACCCACGCGAGTAGAAGTGCGTCTCGCTGGTCTTGGTTCATTCTCGGCATCTTTCCGTCTTGGCTCATGAAGTAGCCAATTTCGTCTTGTGTTATCTTTCCGTCCTTGCCTTTCCAGCACTTCTTCAAAGGCTTTATTATCTCGTATGGGATATTGTAATGCTGGCAGCACTCAACGATTAAGATTCCGGTCTGATGGTTCATTCCGGTAGAGCGTCCGATTGCTGCTGCCTTGACTGCTGTCATGAATTTACTTAGCACGTGCCAGTTGCTTTTGTTGAGCCAGCCGCCTTCAATAACGACCTTGACCTTCTTGCAGCTTTCATTCATTGCCCTTATGTAGTCAATCAAAGCAGGGAAGTTCATCTTGTAGGCGAGAAACTTCTTGTCGTCATATACTGCACCAACTCCGCTTTCTTGGTTGTCGGGGTCGATTCCGATTATAACTGTTCCTTTTTCCATTTCGTTTTCTTTTGTTTTACTTTCGTTTTATTTTCGATTTTCTTTTTTTTTGTTATTTTCTTGAAATTTTCGTTTTAAGCCGTTATCTAGGTGTCTGTGGGTAGTTGTTCGGGTTGCGGAATCCTACGTGCGTGTGTGCGCTTGTGTGCGCTTGTGCGCTAGCTCCCTACTATTCCTATCCTCTACCCTATAGTCCCTTCTCCTTTCATCGTCTTGCAGGCTTGAAACGGAAAAATCGAGGGAGTGCTTGGCGATTTGCAAATAGGTGAATATCTTATATCGAACGAGTTTATTCTGCAAACACTCCCTCTTTGGATTTTGGATTTAATATAATAGCAAGAAAATTCTCAAATGGGATTCTTGCCCTAGACTGTCTTTCTGTTTATTTCTTCATGTTCCACCTCGCTTTCTTTGTTTAGAGTGGGCAGCGTTGATGGTCTGCCCAGCTGGTTAAAAACTTATTTAACTGTGATTCAGGGATTGCTCCTTCTTTTTCTTTACACGTTCTGCAAGCCACATGAAATGTTCGGCTGCCTTCGGGTCTCTGAATATGGAAGCCTGCGTTTCCGGATTTATCCTATTCAGCTTCTTTCTTTCGGCTTTAAGCCTTCGCTGCTTCTTCTGCTTGTCGTTGTATTCCTTGATTTTGTCAGGGTTCTCCTTTCTCCATTTGCTGGCGTACTCCAGCATTCTCTGTCGGTGCTTGCAGTAGTACTCATGGTTGTAAAGAGCGGTCTTTGCCCTGCGCTTTTCTTGCTGCCTTTTTCCGTACATCTTGACCTTTTCAGGATTCGCCCTTCTGTACTCTCGGTTCTTCCTCATCAACTCCTCACGGTGCAGCATGTAGTATCTATGTCTCCGCTCACGCTTTCGCTCTTCTACTTCCTTGTCAGTGAATAGCTTCTTTCTTCCCATTGCATTCCTTGATGTCTTGGTGTTCAACATATTGCCTGCGAGGTGGGCAGTACCTGCCGTTGATGCAGTTTCGCCCTTCCTCGCAAGCCTTGCACAGTTCGCTCGCCATACGTCCTAGAATGGAAGGTCTTCGAAGTCTTTGTCGGTGAAGGCTAGGCTCTCATTGCCCTCGTATGGGATGCAGCTGGTGAAGCTCGCTGGTTCTCCACTATGGATAGGCAAGGCGTTAACTCTCGCTTTAAAGTCCTCTCCTCTGAGACGGATGAAAAACGCAGGAAACCACTTGCAGCTATCTCCGCTCCTCACCAGCACCTTGTCGAAAGGCTTGAAGTCTGGCTGCGCCATCGCTTCCTTCTCTTTCTTCTCCCAAATGGAGTAATGCTTGTTGAACAGTTCGGCTTCGTTCTCTGTCGCTTCTCGCAGTTCATTGTGTGCGCTGATTCGCAGGTAGAAGGTTTCGTTGGCAATGAAATACTCGGTCTCAATTTCGTACTGCTTGCCGAATACCAGCTTGTCGTTGCTCTCGTCTTTGTCGATGAGCTTGCCGATGACTGTCACATCTCCATCCTCGTCTTCTTCGTTGAAAACGTAAAGTTTGCCAATTTCAAACGCTGGCTTCTTCGGCTTCTCAATCTCCAGGGTTTCACGGTTCAGATTGCCATTGAGCCGCTCTTCAACGAATCGGATATACTCTGCTGGATCATCGCTCTTGACCCAATCGGCTGTTCGGAAACTTGAAGCACGCTTGTAATACAAGCATTCTTTCTCCTTGACGTATCTTCCGAGAAAGCGTGTCTTCGTCTCATCCTCGAATTTCTCGAATGTGCAGGTTCCTTGTACTCCCTTGTCGCCTGCAAACTCCAGCACGTCTCCCTTCTTGAAGAACTTGCTCCAGTCTCTCATTTCCTTTGATGGGAAAAGCAGGACTTCTCCTCCCTTCATCCATCTGCCGTTCTTGTCGAAGGCGTACTCTCCGTTCTTGTCCTCAGTCCAAATTGCTTCCGCTTGCTCCTTGTCTGCTACAACAGAGGTGAACTCAACATTTCCACAAAGTGGGGTGTAAAGTGGAGTACCATCGGGCATGCCCTTTAAAAACTCATAAATATCAAAATCTTTCTGTTCCATAATCTGAATGTTTTTTATTGTTTATTTTTCTTGTTATTGTGATTCTCAACCGTCTTTATCATTCCATCGGCAACGGTCTCGATAAAGTCGAAGCAGGCCAGCTGGGCTGTCATGTATGCATCTGCAACCTCCTTGGTCGGGAGTATCTTCAATGCCACAGCCATAGCCTTCTGTTGAATCATCTGAGTTTCGATGAAGGAGTTGAGGAGAGAAATGCTCTCTCCCTTCTTCTCCTTCTTTGTCAGCTTCGCCAACTTGATTGTCTTCTGCTCAAGCTCTGCTGCTCTGAGTGCCATCTTGCAGCTGTATTCGTTCATTTCCATATTCTTGCGCTTTTATGGTTCTACGTGTCCGAGTTTCTTATACAGTTCCACCAGTTCCAGGGTGTCGAGCAAGAAGTCGGTGTTGCCAACGTATACGTGGTGGCGGTGGTCGTCCGATATGATTTCTATCTTTTTCATTTCTCCACCTCCTTCCCGAAGAGTTCCATCTGTGGATGGATGATGTTCATGCGCTCCTTCTTGGCAATCCATGCGAGAACCTTGGTGTCCTTGGTCTGCGGCTTCCTGCACTCCATCTGCCGTATGATGAAGCTGAGAGCATCGTGCAATGCCTGCTTTTCCGTCTCGTAGAAGATTGCCGATTTGTCGTATCGGCTTGGATAGCCTGCCGGAGCACCGCTTCCGCTGCTGGAAAGGCTGATGTCATAGCCCCAAATCCATCCGTGCTGTGTGTTGGCGGTCTTCACTGCCCAGTAGGAACCAGTGTCTGCCTTGCGCTCCATGATGTTCGGATTGATGCATACATCGTTGATGTTGTACTTGAATCCGTCATGCTCTGCCACTGGCTTGTTGATGTCGTACTTATTCTCCTTCAACCAGTCCGTCCATTCGCTCACGGTCTCGAAGACAAGCCCTGCGGCTCTGCATTCGTTGAATATTAATTTCTCTTTTTCCATAGCTAGCAATCATGAATAAAATCGATAAGTTCCTCACGCTGTTCTGGTGTCATTGCGTATGCGATGCGCTCAGCTGCTTCTTTCTGTCCGTTGACGTCCAAGCTCTCGAATGCCTGCACAATGATGTCGACAGTATTGTCGATGTCAAGATACCAGATATTGTCCTTTACCACATCCTTTCTGGTTTCTTCGTCTGATAAGTTCTGAAACATGTCAATCAAGAATTCCTCTTGGTCTTCACTCGATAAACCGTTGAACATTTCTTCGAGGTCGATGTCAATGCTCTGTGTATTGTATTCTGCCATAATTCTTTCGTTTTAAGCGTTTAAAATCTGTTTGCCTTATAATTTACCGCACGAAGCGTGAAAACGTCTCAGAGCGGCTTATTTTGCCCTCATTCGTTATTTTTCGGGCTTCCAGTTGATGCCCAGCCGCTGCAGAACTCCCTGCTCGTAGAATCTTGCGAGTGAATCCTTGGCTGGCTTGTTCCGTGGGTTCTTCTTCAAGTCGTCCAGGTTCTGCTGTATTACCCATCTGAACTTGTCGTCTCGGCTCTGCTGGCTCGATGGCTGCTGGTGCTTGGCTTGCTCGTAACGTTCCCCGATGCTCGGTCTTTCCGTTGCCGCTGGATCCTGCGCCTTGGCTGCTGCTGGCTGCTGGCTTCCTGCTGGCTGCTCGTTGTCGTAGTTGCCTTCAAGCACCTTCGGGAAATTGGAAGGGCACATCATCCAGTCGAAGCTGGCAACCCAACCCTTGCCGTTCTTGCCGTTCATGAAGTCACTTGACATGGCTTTGTCGATTGCCTTGTAGACCTTCTGAACGTCCCCTCCGTATTCCCTTATCCTTGCACGCACATTGCTCTTGCGCTGGTCGCTCATCAAGGTCAACCTTCGCATTGCGCTGCCCGATTGGTCATGCTTGGCGTTCCAGTATTCCTTGATAGCCGCAAAATCAATCTTGGCGCATCGTCTGGCTGGGTCAACTTTCGGATTTTCCGAAATTGACAAACCTTCTTTAGAAGGTATATTATTATCTGTTTCTTTAGAAACATCACTATCACTATCACTATCACTATCACTATCACTATCACTATCACTATCACTATCACTATCACTATCA